GTACAAGAAGCCGTTGGTACTCCGCTGCCCGGACCCGACGAGAAGCTGCCTAAAGAAATGGAAGTCCAGATTTCTAAGATGGTGGCGGAAGGTTCGCAGATTGTGTTGGCTCAGAACCAGCAGAAGGCTGCGCAGCAGCAGGCGTTACAGAACGCACAAGACCCGATCATGCAGGCAGAGATGCAGAAACTGCAGATACAGCAGGCTGAGGTTCAGAGAAAGATGCAGAAAGACCAGATGGACGCTCAGATTGAGCAGGCCCGTCTTGCCCTTGAGCAGCAGAAGATGCAGGCAGATATGCAGATTGACACAGCCAGATTGGCTGCACAGGTACAACGCGATCAAGCGCAACAAGAGATTGATGGTTTGAAGTTCGGCATCGAGCTTAATAAAGGACAGCAATGATCAAACAATTCGCAGAGATCCTGCGCAAAAAGATCCGAGAGGATATGAACAACTACGCCGATGATTTAGCAGGCGGCGTATGCAAGAGCTTTGATGAGTATCAAAGACTATGCGGGGTGATTCATGGTCTAGCCATCGCAGAACGTTACCTTTTAGACCTTGCTAAAAACGTGGAAGAAACTGATGACTGAAGAGCAAAAGGCAACACAGTTGCCGAAACCACAGGGCTGGAAACTTCTCTGCGCAATTCCTGAAGTGGAAGATAAATTCTCTGGAACTGATTTAGTAAAACCTGAAAGCGTCACCAAAATCGAAGAGCACAGCACCACGGTGTTGTTTGTGATTGAGCTTGGAGACGACGCATACGCAGATGCCGCAAAGTTTCCCAACGGACCTTGGTGTAAGGCGGGCGATTTTGTGTTAGTACGTGCTTACTCTGGCACGCGTTTTAAAATCCACGGTCGAGAGTTTCGTCTGATTAATGACGATCAAGTCGAAGCCGTTGTCGAAGACCCTCGCGGATATACCCGCGCTTAACATGGAGAAAGCCATGCCGCAAGATGAAGACATGAAAGAAGTAGACGTTGAACAGGAAGAGGGTGATATTGAGATTGAGGTCGTAGACGATACGCCTGAACCCGATAGAAACGCTAAACCTGCCACCCGAGATATTGATGACCCGTCTGACGATGAACTAGCTGACTACGGTGAGAAGGTTCAGAAACGGATGAAGGAACTTACGTTTGCTCGACATAACGAGCGGCGTGAAAAAGAAGCTGCTTTGCGTGAGCGCGAAGAGGCTGTGCGTATTGCGCAGAAACTTCTGGATGAAAACAAAAACCTTCGCCAGAACGTTCACACAAACCAAACTGCATTGGCTAGCAGTATTAAGTCCAAAGCAGAATCTACGCTTGAGATGGCGCGTAAAAAGTTAAAGGAAGCTCAGGAAAGTTATGATACTGACGCAATTGTTGCCGCGCAGGAAGAACTAACCGAAGCTAAATTTAACTATGAGCGGGTAAAAAACTTTAAACCTGCCCCTTTACAAGAGCCAGAAGAACAGGTATACATTCCACAAAATACACAGCAGGCTCCGACGCCAGACAGTAAAGCTCTTGCTTGGCAAGAGAAGAACCAGTGGTTTGGTCCGGATGAAGAGATGACCGCCTTCGCCTACGCTGTGCACAAGAAATTGGTCGATTCGGGGGTAGACCCCCGCAGTGATGAGTATTATGAGCGGATCGACGCTCGGATGCGCGAAGTATTTCCGGCGCAGTTTGGAGTTAGAAAAGCCGACCCGAAGAGACCCGCTACCGTTGTAGCGCCCGCAACCCGTACGACCGGCAAGAAGAAAGTCGCGTTGACTAAAACCCAAGAGGCTTTGGCACGCAGACTCGGATTGACCAATGAACAGTACGCAAAAGAAGTACTTAAACTTTCCTCGGAGGCTTAAAAATGTCCAGACAAAGTCGTGAAGTTGAAACGCGCGAATCTAATACTCGGGTCGTCTACACACCCCCGAGCACGTTACCAATTCCTACACCGCAGCCCGGTTGGGAGTTTCGTTGGATTGCCACCTCCGTGCTAGGTGAGGCAACTGCGTCCAACGTCTCTAAACGCTCGCGTGAAGGCTGGGAGCCTGTCCGCGCTGAGGATCACCCTGAGCTAAAGCTCAAAGCAAATCAAAATGGGAATGTGGAGCTTGGCGGTCTGCTTCTTTGCAAGATGCCTTCTGAAATGGTGGCAGCACGCAATAGCTACTACCGTCAACAAGCACAGGCTCAAACGGATTCGGTTGACAATCATTTTATGCGGAACAATGATCCACGTATGCCGCTGTTTAGCGAGAAGAAAAGCTCGACTACTCGTGGTGTGGGTTTCGGTTCCGGGACTAAATAATCTTTTTTGAAAGAGGCTAAAAATGGCATACCCTGTTATTTCAGCCCCCTACGGGCTAGCCCCGATCAATTTGATCGGCGGTCAGGTGTTTGCTGGTTCGACCCGGGAATACAACATTCCCTACGGTTTTTCCACTGACATCTTCTATGGTGACATCGTCGGTCTGACCCGTGGTCAGATTACACGTTTGTCTGTTACTACTGGCACGCTTGGTAACGTTGCTGGCGTGTTCTTGGGCTGCTCCTTCACCAATCCGGTGACTAAGCAGAAACAGTTTTCCCAGTTCTGGCCCGCATCGACTCTGGCTGGCGACGCTGTTGCTATCGTGTGTGACGATCCTGATACCGTGTTTAAAGCGGTTGTCTGCTCGGCTACCACGGTTGTTGCTTCGGGTGCCCGTGCAATGATCGGTCAGAATCTGGCTATGATCAACAACAATGGTAACGTCAACACTGGCGATTCTCGCAACGCCATTCTGGCTCCCACCGATACTCCCGCTACGACTGATGCCCTGCCCTTGCGTGTTCTGGGTGTGGTGCCTGATACGGCTGTGTCTCTAGGTACTGCGACTTTCGTCAGCATCAACTCTGGTACGGCTACGGTTACTTGCTCGGCTCTGCCGTTTGCTCTGCCCGTCGGTACGGACGTTGGTTCTATCGCTGCTAACGGTCAGTACATCTCGTCTGGCTCGTTCGTTGACACCGCTGCCGCTGCTGGTGCTACCTCGTTTGTCCTGAACCAAGTTCCTCTTGCTGCGTTTGCTGCTAGCTCCACGCTGGTGTTTACTCAGTTCCCTGAGCTTTTGGTCAAGATCAACTTCGGTCAGCACGAGTACTACGCTGCCACCGCCACTGCATAAGGAGCTAGATCATGGCTATTTCACGCGCACAACTACTTAAAGAGCTTCTGCCCGGTTTGAATGCTCTGTTCGGTCTTGAGTACTCCCGCTACGGCGAAGAGCACAAAGAGATCTACGAAACGGAAACTTCTGAGCGTTCGTTCGAAGAAGAAACCAAACTCTCTGGCTTCTCCGCTGCTCCGGTGAAGAACGAGGGTGCGGCTATTGCCTACGATAACGCACAGGAAGCTTTCACTGCTCGTTACAACCACGAGACCATCGCTCTTGGATTCTCGATCACTGAAGAAGCCGTTGAGGACAACCTCTATGACTCCCTCTCTGCTCGTTACACCAAGGCTCTGGCTCGCGCCATGGCTTACACCAAGCAAGTCAAGGCTGCTAACGTTCTGAACAACGGCTTTAACGGCGCCTACCCCGGTGGTGACGGCGTTGCTCTGTTCAGCACTTCGCACCCCTTGGTTGATGGTGGCGTCAACAGCAACACGCCCGCAACTCCTGCTGACCTGAATGAGACTTCTCTTGAAGCCGCTGTTATTCAGATCGCCGCATGGACGGACGAGCGTGGTCTGCTGATCGCTGCTAAGCCCCGTAAGCTGATCGTTCCTCCCTCACTGATGTTCGTTGCAACCCGCCTGCTGGAGACTGAACTCCGTACGGCTACGGCTGATAACGACATCAACGCTCTGCGTTCGATGGGTGCGATCCCCGGAGGCTACGCTGTTAACCACTTCCTGACGGATACCGATGCTTGGTTCCTGACCACGGATGTGCCTAACGGTCTGAAGCACTTCGTTCGTACTCCGATGCAGAACTCGATGGACGGAGATTTCGATACAGGCAACGTTCGT